ATGTACAAGTGGAAAAAAGGTGATGGTAAGACAATGGCAGTTCTTGTAGTCGTCTGCATAATTGCTTTCATTTGGGGGTTGTGTGATTTACCATCACCGATGGATTGGATTGACAATTTCTTTAAAAATGCATTTGCATTTGCATTTATATTCACTATCCTTGCTGTCGGCGGCGTAATTTCGTTTATCGGTGGGTTATTCAAGTGACATGTTGATCCCGAGCCAAGCCCGTCAGAAACGGCGGGAAGGTGTAACGACTAGAAAAAGTAAGCTAAAAATCAAGCGAGTCTCTGAAGGCTCGCTTTTTTCATGCGGAAATTTCCACGAAGGCAAAGCTCCCGGAAGGGATGAAGATATAGTCTGAACTGCATGGAAACACGCAGAAGCAGGGGATAAAGAGCCCTTGCGATAACAATTGGGTACAGGTCTGCGCAAAGTTATCAACTCACTGGTATCTGCCGTTAAGGCGATCGGCAAGAAAAACTCAGTGCTTGATAATCTTGGAATTAAAAAGGAAGAGATGGTTGACGCTAACGGGAATCTCAAATCCATGACGGACATAATGGGAGTGTTGCAGAAGCACACCGAGTCAATGGACAAGACTAAAAAGAACGCCGTTTTCAACAGTCTGTTCGGCACGACAGGTCAACAGGCGGGCATGATTCTTGCCGAGAATTCTCAACGGTTGGGCGAACTTACTCAGAAGACACAGGAAGCAGCTGACAAGGGCAAGTACGTACAGACACTGTCGGAAAAGAACTCGGAAACCGCTCAGGCCAACAATGAAAAGTTCAAGAAGGCATGGGAAGATCTTGAAATCAAATTCGGTGCAGAATTACTGCCGTACATGACTGAGGCAACCAAGGAATTAGGGGAATTGTTCGGTCAGAAGGATTTCCAGAAAGATGTCAAGGCCATGGCTGAAGGCGTGGGATCAGTTGCCAGGAAACTACTGACCGTTGCTGAAAGTGCAATCAAGTATCGTGATGTAATTCTCGATGTAGCTACTATACTAGGCAAAATATGGATTGCTGACAAAATTATAAATTTCACGCTCAAGATAAAAGAACTGGCAACCGTATTTGGTAGATTTAGATCTAAGGTTGCAGAAGAGCAAGCAGAAGTAAAGGCGCTCACGTTTGGGTATCAATCTCTTGCCGAGGCGAAGACGCTCGCAAGTAATTCATATGTCGGTAGTTCTGCAGCAGATGCTGAAAAAAAGATGTCTAAACCAGTTCAAAGCGCGAAAATAGCCGAAGGAGTAGAAGAAGGTATTGCGACATCCTGTGCGGTGGAAAAAGGTGTAACGAAGAGTGTTGCGGCTGCCGGGGAAAGCGCAAAGCTTGCTGGATTCGTTTCGAGATTTGGAACTAAATTAATGGGAATTGCTGGTGCAGCCATTGCGGTAGTCAGTGTAGGAAATGATATCTCCGAAGCCATCAAGACAGGTTCTGAATCTTCCAAAGTAAAAGCTGCTGCAAATGTTGCTGGCACTGCTATCGGAGCGGGTGTTGGTTTTGCTGCTGGCGGACCCATGGGGGCGGCTTTAGGCTCTTCTATAGGGAATATGCTTGGCAGCACGTCCATAGCGCAGAAAATCGTCAAGGGACTCAACAATGCAGTTAAGAAAGCTGCAAAGGAGCAGCAGAAACAGATTGATGAAACTGGTTATGTCACTATGTATGACGGAACCACGGTCAAGGTGGGCAAGGTCAAGGTTGAAAAGAGCTCACTTACCAAAGCGCAGAAGAGCGTATCTGATGATATCCGGAAGTCAATGGACAAGGCGGACCTGTCGGTAATCAAGATGTCGGTTCAGTCTGATGACAAGAGTCTGAACAAAGCCAAGGCTACGCTTGAAGGTTTCTATGCCTCTGTCGCTCGTACTGCTGAAAGGCAGTCGCAAAAAAGGGCGGATGCTGAAAAACGTGCAGTCGAGCAGATGTACAAGCAGCACCAGATCAGCAAAAAACAGTATGAAGAGTACATTAAGGGAATCGATGATGCCGACAAGAAGCGACAGTCCAGTCAGAAGAAAACCTATGACAGTCTAATAAAGGCAACAAACAAGTATAACGAAGACTTGAAAACGGCCACTGCCAACGGGCAGGGCAATGTAAACCGGATTACGTACACCTATAACAAGAAACGCGAGAAACTGGCAAAGGATGAAGCTGAAACTATCAAAGGGGTCAGAGAATCCGGTTATGTACAGATAAAGGGCAGGACTTACACTGGTGAGGAAGCCGTGAGAAAGGTACAGGAGCAGTTCAAGGCAAAACGGGAGAAGCTTGCCCAGTCTGAGAAGAAGGAACAGGCTGAAATCGCCAGGAATACGGCCAATGAAAAGAAAAAAATTACTGAAAAGTACAATAAGGAGCGATTGAGCAAGCTGCAGTCATTGTCTAAGTCGATTGCTAAGGAAATGGGTACAAGTTCCAGGCAGCAGAAGGAAATTCTCGATAAACTACGCAAGGACAAGGGCAGAATAAGCGATAACGAAGCACGGGATCTGATTAATAAATCGGCCCGCGAAACTAAAAAGCTAATTGAGCATGCTGAGAAAACGCGCAAGGAAACTGTTGCCAAGGCGCAGCAGACCTACAAGGGCAAAGTAGAACAGTACAGGAGAATGAACAAGGACATTCCAGGCTACACCAAGGATATGATGAACAAGGATATCGCCAATGCCAAATCGGAGCGTGACACTACTGTCAGCGTTGCTAATGAGGCAAAGAACAAGATTGTCGGAAGCGCCAAGGCCAAGCACAATCAAGTTGTAGATGAAGCCAGAAAGCAGAACAAGTCTGTAAGTCAGAATATTGTAGCTGAAGGCAACAACGGCATCAAATCATATAATGCCTGGGGTGCCGCTGTTCACAACACTCTGAAGTTCCTGTCTGATGCATGGTCATCTGTCGTACACGCATTCGGTGGGTCGTACAAGGGAAATGTTGGCTCATACAGACCGGCGGCAAGAATCAGTTCCTATGCCAACGGTGGTGTTGCACGTACCGGCCTTGCCCTGGTCGGAGAAGCCGGTCCCGAGCTGGTCTATACGCCCTGGAGCAAGTCCGCCAGAATCGTCGGAAGACACGGAGCTGAAGTTGCGCCGCTCAATCAAGGTGAACAGGTGCTGAATGCACGTGACACAGCAAGAGTGATGGCCGGCAGTTATTCCGGCACTCTTCCGGGCTATGCCACAGGTACGTTCTCACTGTCCGGCTTTATCGGAAGCATTAAGGACAAGGCACTGGACATTGCCGACAGCGTGCTTGACGTCTTGAAGAAACCGGTTAAATGGATTGCCAGAGGATTCAGTCACTGGCCAAGTGTTCAGGCGTTCAGTTTCACTCACACAACATTGATGGATCAGACAAGGAACATGGCCAAAAAGTCACTGATAAATCCGGTAACACAGGCCTTCAAGAAGCTGCTGAAGAGTTATGATGACAGTGGCACAAATCCAAGCGGGTCTGGTGTAAAGAGATGGGAACCCTATGTCAAGAAGGCGCTGGCTAAGTTGGGGCTCTCCACAAGCAGTGCCATGGTAAGCAAGGTGCTCAGACAAATCAATACGGAATCCGGCGGCAATCCGCATGCTAAACAGCCCGGAGCAGACCCTGACGGAGACGGTTCGGGTCCGGCACTCGGTCTCATGCAGACAAAGCGAAGCACGTTCAATGCATACGCTCTTGCCGGACACAAGGATATCTGGAATGGCTATGACAACATGCTTGCCGGACTGAACTATGCTCGCACGAGATACGGCGCAAGTCTTTCGGCTCTTGGCAAGGGACATGGCTATGCCAACGGCGGCCTGGTCTCCACTCACGGAGTGTATGAGATGGCTGAGCAAAACCTTCCGGAAATGGTCATTCCACTGGATTTGTCAAAACGGTCAAGAGCATATCAGCTCATGCAGAAATCATTGGACTATTTTGCCCGCACCGACAATCATCAGGGAGTATCCAAATCCGATGTTGAGTCTGAGAAGTCAAACAACAGACTTGAACAGACTTTGAGCGCAATGCTGACCATGCTGTCTAAGATATTCGGTGCCAGCGAAGAACAGATTGAAGTGCTGCGCATTCTCAGTTCGGGCAATGCTGACAGGCAACTGGCAGATATCGGGCAGAAGCTTGACGCCATTGCCAACAAACAGTTGAGAGTCGACGGCTCCAGTTTTGCCCGCAGCTATGAACAGTACGGATCAGTTGAAAGGAATAGAAGAGATACGATGCTAGGAAGGGGGATGTCGATTGACACAAGAATCTAGACCATATGGTTTCGAATTTGCCGGTCACCACTCGAGCGATTTCGAGCTGGTAGTGCTGGCAGAAAAGACAGTGACAATGCCGTCCAAGCGCAAGTCTCAGCTGCAGTTGCCGTACCGTACGGGATATATCGATTTGAGCGACTTGTACGGCCTCAACACGTACGATGAACGGACAGTGACGTTTCCCTGCCGTCTGCCATACGGCCAGGAGAACCTGTCATTGATGAATCAGAAACTGACGGAACTGATGAACTGGTTGATGAAGCCTACTGGAAAGACACTGCTCAAGGATGATGCCATGCCGGGCTATGCTTTCATGGCCGAAGTTCAGACCGCTCCGACAATCGAAGAAGGTTGGAATTTTTGCAAGGTGACGGTCGTATTCCAGTGTTATGCTTATCGTCTCAAGCGTTGCTATGACGATGTATGGGACACGTTCTACTTCAGCCTTGACGCCGCCTCCAATATCGAGGTTGACGTCAAAGGGCATGAGAGCGTTCTGTTGATAAATACAGGTCATAACCGGGTTCGATTGACTGTGACCTGTTCCACGGCCATGTCTGCGTCAGTCAATGACCACGTTTTTGCGCTTAAAGCCGGGGACAATGTAAATCCTTACCTTGAGCTGATGCCGGGCGAGAACACGGTCAATCTGGAAGGTACCGGTCACGTCAAGTTCAACTGGACGGAGGAAGTGCCATGACAAAAGGGTTTAGAATTACGATCAGAAACGGTTGGAATGGTGAAGAGAAGGTGCTCAACTCGGACATCTTCCCAAACTACAGGCTTGTTTCTGCGGTGCTATCGAAAAGCACGACGACATATGATTCATTTACGTTCGATATAGATCCGACGCATGCGATGTATACGGAAATTGAGCCCTATACGTGCTTTGTCAAGGTAACCCGTCCGGATAAGGGGCTGACGCTTTTTGAAGGGCGGGTTCTCACGTATTCCGACAGTATGGATTCGTCGGGAACAGTACAGAAGGAGGCGGTCTGCGAAGGACTGGAGGGCTTTCTGCATGACAGCGTTCAGCCGTGGAAGGAGTTCCATAACACGACGCCAAAAGACTTTCTGCAGTCTCTCATAACCGAGCACAATAAGCAGGTTGAGTCCTACAAGCAGATAACGCTCGGGACGGTCACGGTGACAAATTCAACGGATAACGTGTATCGATACGCTGATGATACCAAAGATACGTATGATAACATACAAGACAAGCTCATCAGTCGCCTGGGTGGAGAAATGAGGATCAGGAATGTAGACGGCAAACTAATGCTTGACTACGAGCCGGAAATCTCCTCCGATTGCCCGCAGAGAATCGAGCTTGCACATAACATGGTGTCAAGTTCACGGACTGTTGATCCAAGTGAGATTGTTACTGTTCTTAAGCCGCTCGGCGCAACTCAAGAACGTCAGAACAACGATGGCAGCACCGATGTTTCAAGTCCGCACTTAACGATCTCCAGCGTTAATGGAGGTAACGATTATCTGCGTGACGATCAGCTGATCAGTCAATTTGGAATTCATGTCAAAACTGAAACGTGGGAAGACGTAACAACGCCACAGGCTCTGCTTGCAAAAGGCAGGGCTTTTCTTAATGCTCAAAAGGCGATTAAATATCAGCTTCAAGCCGGTTATATCGATTTGTCTTTCCTGGAAGAAGCTATCGGGATGATTGAATGTGGGAGTTATGTCAGCATTGTAAATCAACTAGAGGGACTTTATGCAACGGAACGCATCGTGGCCATGTCACTGGACTTGCTCAACATCTCCAACTCAACCATCACGCTCAGCGACAATCCGATAGACCTGACGGCATATCGTGAACAGCACCGGTCTGAAACCGACGCGCAAAAGGCGCTGATCAACCGTCTGATGTCACGTCAGACAAAAGCAAACAAGGAAATCGAGGACTTAACCAAACAAAATCAGCAGCTTTCCGACAGTTACAGCAAGCTGTCAAGCGATTATGCCAAACTGTCTGAACGAGTTAAACAGCTTGAAAACAGCGGTGGCAATACTCCGGCTTGGACGTCCGGTAGCAAATTTATTGATTTGTCATCGAACAATGGAAGTCAGAATCAGGCATGGTATGACAGTTTGTATCAATCAGGCGTCAAAGGCCTGATGATCAAGCTGACGGAAGGGGCTGCTGCAGGCAGTGCATATCTCAATCCGCTATTCGATGAGCAAAAGAGCCGAGGCATTGCGGCTAAAATGAAGTTTATCGGTGCATATCACTATTTCTTGGCCGTATCCGTTTCTGATGCGCAAGCCGAAGCACAGTGGTTCTTGAGTAAATTAAAAGCTAAAGGAGTACCGACCAGCGCAGTGGTTTCATGCGACGTCGAAGATGGGTCGCTTACTAAGGATAAGGCCGCGTTGACTGCTGAGGTGGATGCCTTTTACAAGGTGCTGACCGATGCCGGCTATACGAATACATGCGACTATTCGAGTGCGTCATGGTTCAGTAGTCGTTTTGACAGTCACGCTAAGTATAAATGGATAGCCAGTTGGGGTGCTTCTTCCAGACCTGCGGAAGCTGATGCATGGCAATACACTGACAAATACAATGGAGCGAGTCTGGACTGCAGCTACAGTTACAATCAGATTTTTGTTTAAGGAGGGATAGAATGACAGTCGATTATAGAGATCCAACGCATATCATGCCGACTGACAGCCCAGTTGACCAATCCAAGGTGTCTGAGGCAAATAAAACGTTGGCTAAGTGGTTGCGCCAGAAAATGTATGGTGTTGACGTGAGAGAATCGTTGGCCAGGCTAGCAGAACAGACGTCTGCTGACGTGTATGATGACAGGCAGACGGTTCTTGATTACAAAAATCATGCAAACAACGAGGAGCAAGCGTTGCGCAATTTGGCCAACAAGCTCTCCCAGGAATTCAACAGCATTCTGAATTCCAAAACCGACAACGCCGAAGTCGTTAACGCGCGTATCGATGTATCCGGTGCAGTCTATGAGACGCTTAAATCGAGACTGGATGCAATGCAGCTCAATCTCAATACGTTTTACCAAGCAGGACAGGTAGATCCGCAACTGCATATCTTGTGCGTCAAAGACATCGCCACTGATAGCGATAATGTCAGGTCATCGCCCATGGTGCAGATTACAGGAGGGACCAGTCCTGATGGTGATTTGACGGTGACGTCATCTACACGGCTAAAAATTGACAAGGTAAAGGATGTGTAAATCGTGGCTAAAATCAAAAAAATGATGGAGTTGGAAGAAAACGGTGATGAGCAACAGTTCTTTCCGCAGACGCACGCTGATGCCGTACTGGATTTGCACAAGTATTTAAAAAAATACGTGATACCAGGAGCGGTCAACGGTAAGGACGGAAAAGACGGAACTAACGGGCTAAGTGCGTATGACATCGCTGTTATCCAGGGTTTTAAGGGCACGGCGACCGATTGGATCCGCTCCTTGAAAGGCGATAAGGGCGATAAAGGAGACAAAGGCGAAGTCGGAGCAACAGGACCTCGTGGCTTAACGGGTGAAACCGGTCCCCAGGGGGTTCAGGGTCCCAAAGGTGATACTGGGGCAACAGGTTCACAGGGACCACAGGGAATTCAAGGCCCAAAAGGTGCTACGGGAGCAACCGGTGCAACCGGAGCAACAGGTCCGACCGGCCCGCGCGGCCCTCAAGGACCAGCCGGACAAAACGCAACGACAACGGCAAACGCTACGCAGAAAACCAACGGTCTGATGTCGTACACCGACAAAACCAAGTTGGACACTCTGCAAATAGTCAAAATTACTAAGATAAAGGATGTGTAAACTATGACGTATATCGCACAACTATCAGATGGATCTAACACGCAGTTTTTCCCGAGGACGAGATGGGATGCGCTGCTTAATGTGCCATCGCTGGTACAACCTAGCGCGCTAAAAATTACCAGATGGGATAATGCTGTAACGGCTAAAAATGGCTGTGAAATTGCTAGTGGCAGCAGTTTAACGCGCTTAGATTTCGTTAATTTCTCTATACTAACTGTATATGCCTGGATTAAACTACCTAAGTTGGATGTGTGGAAATATGTAGAGGTGGCATCAATCCCTAAGGCTGCTCTTAATGGGTATTCAAAAACGCAAGAACTGACAAGTAAACGTTTTGTTGACGAATTTAAATTAGATTTAGGTATAACTACAAATAGTACTCTAACCGTTTATTCTCGTACGGCAATTGCTTCTGGAAGTGGTTTCCCGTACATGGTATCATACATTCTCTATAATTAAGGAGGAAAATCATGCTAATCTACTATTACGATGAAAACAATACGTATACGCACTCTGACTTAATAGGTGATGATGCGGTCATGCCGGCTAACGCAACTAAAGTTGCTCCTCTTGACGGAAACGGGGCTGGACTGTACGAACCGATTATTTGGCACCCAGAGACCCAAACCTGGACAGGGGCAACGAAAGAGGAATATGATGCGGCTCATCCAGCTGATACAGTAGCTGTGACGCCTACCGCTGATCAGCAGGCACAGGCTCAGCAGATGCTCGCCATGGCCAACTTGACAAACCAGGTTGCCATGCTGCAGAAGACGGTTGCGACGCTGATGGTTCAGAATGCAGATTCGAAGGAGGAAATGAAGAATGTATAGTTATGATATCGTAAGTGAATTTTATAAAATGGGCCTTTTCACTAAAGAAAATGTGCAGCTTTTTGTGAAGGTCGGTCTTTTTGCCAAGTCTGACTATGACAAGATGTTCCCGGAAGATACGGTAATGGCTTAATTGCTATGTATGCGGAGGGTGGGTAGGATAATAAGATTGAGGTGATAGTTTGATTCATGGGTTATGGGGGCTGAGTTGGGGAGAAATCCTCAGCTTAGCTACCCTAATAGGGGTTGTTACGACTGCGTTGAGCAAGCTGCTTAAAAAGGGCATGTCAGACGTATTGTCGCCGCTTAGAATGTCGCTAAATGAGCTTAACGACAATTTAAAGACGCTGAATTCCAATTTTCACAAGCAAGAAGTTGAAATCGACAAGATTAATGACGACCTGAGACGTCATGATCTCAAATTGGTTGAGCATGAAACTGAAATCCATGCGCTTAAGGAGGAATCAAAAAATGGTTGATAAAATTAAGAAAGCATTGTACAACGCAGATGGTACGCTTAACAAGACGGTGTTGGTTGCGCTCGTTTCCGCGATTCTGTTGTTAGTACAGCAACTGGCTCAGATTATGGGACTGGATTTGACGGGAAAAATTGCATCAGCACAGGACTGTATCAATACAGTACTGACTATTCTAACGATTCTTGGCGTTGTATCGGTTCCAAAGGACGGTGCAACGAATGAAAAATAAGATTAAAATCGTAATTGCTGGCCTTGCTTGCGCAGGGCTTTTTTTAGTGCCAATAAGTGTGAACGCTGCTAGATATTATGGGGTTGATAGTTCTAGGTATCAAGGTAACACTCTTAAAAAAGTAACGCCTGAAGATAGCTTTGCTATTTCTCAAATTGGAGGTTACTATAATGGAACATTTATTCCACAAACGACCTATCAATCACAAGTAGCAAGTGGGATTGCGATGGGGTTGCGGATGCACACATATATCTATATGGAAACGGGTTCTAACCAAGTTCAAACCAAACAAATGCTTGATTACTACTTGCCTAAAGTACAAACACCAAAAAAAAGTATTGTTGCGCTAGACTATGAAAGTGGTGCTAGTGCTGATAGGGAAGCTAACACAGATAACGTGTTGTATGGGTTACGTAGAGTAAAAGAAGCTGGTTATACTCCAGTGCTTTACTCATACAAGCCTTATATCTTATCTCACTTAAATCGTCAACGGATTACAGCTGAATTTCCTAACTGCCTATGGGTAGCAGCATATCGCGACTACTCTGTACTGACTAGACCCGATTATAACTACTTCCCATCCATGCCCGGAATTAACATGTGGCAATTCACTTCTACTGCGATTGCTGGTGGATATGATTACAATGTTGACTTGCTAGGTATTACTTTGAATGGGTATAAGAATGGCAATGTGGAACATCCTAAGAGTGAAACAAAAGCAATTGAGCAAGGCCAAAAAGCTGATAATACTCCTAAGAGCGCTATTCAAGTAGGCAATACTGTTCGTGTTAAGTTTGGTGTAAAATATTGGGCCAATGGTGTTGGTATGCCAAGCTGGGTACAAAGTAATACTTACAAGGTGCAACAGGTATCGGGTAACCGAGTACTACTGGCCGGCATCATGAGTTGGATCAACAGGGCTGACGTCGAGATACTGCAGACGTCGGCGCAAGCCAAGCAGACTTCCGGTAGCGCCTACACAGTGCAGTCCGGTGACAGTTGGTGGTCAATCGCAACCCGTCACGGTATGTCCATGTATACACTAGCGGCGCGCAACGGGCGAACCATCTACAGTATGCTGCACCCAGGCGACAGGCTGACCATCAGCGGACAGACGTCACGCACGTATACAGTGAGCCGTGGTGACACACTGAGCGGTATCGCCGGCAGACTGGGCGTGTCGGTAAGTGCATTAGCCGCACACAATAACATCAGCAACATTAACTGGATTTACCCAGGCCAAAGATTAACTATATAGATTATTGAAGCCGGGATTAATTTCCTGGTTTTTTTATTTTGTCTAAAAATATTCATCATGGCAAGAAAATCAAATACCCACTTTAAACACACAAAACCCTTATAAACGTTTATATATCAACAATATAAAATCCTGTACTCTCCTTTTTATAAACAATATGTTATAATTCAAGTAATTTTAAAATCACCTATAAACGTTGATATAATAACGTTTATAGGTGATTTTTTGTTTCTGAGTTTTCATATGTTTAAAAAAAGTCTGCACACATATGAATAATTTATTCTCTAATTTACTGCTTTAATTATCCGTGATAATTGACGTAATTTTTCTTATCATCAACGTAATCTTTATCAGAATTATCATATAAGTTTGAGATAAATTTAGATATTTGATTATCGTCGTGATTCTTATACTCATTGATTAAATAAGAGTATACTCTAGATAAGGAAATCATTTTGAGAAACGCAGACAATATCAAGGCCGCCATATCGAAACTTAGGTTGAAAGATGATATAATAATATACAGAAATGATAAATTACCCCAAGAACTTAATCAGCGGTTGAATAAGTTTTTGAGCACTTCAGCTATTCCAAAGGCAGTAATAGGAAAGGTATCCAATGTGGGTGGCAATTATTGTTCCCAGGGGAAGTAATGGCGGTTACGTTGAGTTGATAGCTGATGAAGCATATAGAAAGCAGCGAGAGTTTCTTATAAACAGTGGTGCTGATTTAGAGTTAGTGAAAAAAGAGGCTGGTTTGTATATTTATAAATTGAGGTGA